GCTTCTTCTATTGCCCGTATGTGCCTCTTCAGATGGTTCGTGCGGTTGGTGAAAACAGCTTCCAACCCAAGATTGGTTTCAAGACACGTTATGGTCTTGCTGCTAACCCGTTTGCTGCTGCTGGTGGAGCATCTGCTGGTGATACAGTTAACACCGATGCTTCTTTGGATGCTAACACCAACGCTTGGTATCGTAGGGTTAAAGTTACTAACCTTATGTAATCATAAGAAACTAAACTATAAACTTGGGGAGGCTTTCGGGCTTCCCCTTTTTTATTTCATAAATACTAATATGCCGTTGATTATCAAGCTTCGGGTTTAACCATACAGACTATATTAAGGAAATATAATGGCAGGGCCACTAGGAAGACAACCAGATAAATTGGACTATGTTAGTCCCACACAATTTAAGTTTGGAATTCATCAACTACCGAAAGTAGAATTTTTTGTGCAATCTTGTAATTTGCCAGGCATCTCCATGTCTACAGCAAATTTAGAAACATCATATAAAGATATTCCAATTATGGGGGATAAGGTGACATATGACCCTCTAACCATAACCTTTTTGGTTGATGAATACCTAGAAAATTATATTAGTTTACACAATTGGATTACTGGTATTGGGTTTCCAGAAAGCAGAACCCAATTTTCTACTTTTAGAGACACAACTTCCAACACTCCACCCACAACTCCTGCTAGTTCACAACAAAATGATATTGGTGTTCAAGGCAAACCACAACGGGACAGAGCAATGTATTCTGACGCAAACCTTATAGTTTTGACGAATAAGAACAATCCCGTAATAGAAATTGATTTTAAAAATGTTTTCCCAACTACGATTGGTAGCTTAGAATTTAATCAAGGAGCTACCGATGTTGCGTATATGACATGTACTGGTACCTTCCAGTACCAGATTTATGAAATTAATACGATATAAATAGAATCGAGCAGATTTGGTAAGCTTTAACATTTATCAAATCTATAACACACAACATCGATTGTGGTAATATAAAACAAGGGAGAGAAACCAAACTGCTCATTTTTTTATTATGGAGTTACTATGGATTTAGAAGTACTAAAAGAAACGGCAAAAACAGACCTTCCTATTTCTGATTTTGAACGGATTGATCAAGAATCCTATAAAAATCAAGTTATTAAACAGAAATGGTTAGACTTTAAGGCAGATTTCGAACTTCTGTTGGTTAAAACAAAAACAGACCATCAGCTCCTATATCGACAGAAATGGGAGTATTATGGTGGTAAGGCAGAAGCAAAGGTATATGCTGCAAAGCCGTTTGACATTAAAGTTATGAAAACAGACCTTGTTATGTATATACAGTCTGATGAAGATATCCTCAAAATTTCTAATAAAATTGGTTACTACGAAGCTTGTGTGGATTATTGCAAGGGCGTAATTAAATCTATAGACAATCGTGGATGGGATATCAAACACTCTATAGAGTGGAAAAAATTCGAAGCAGGGATGATATAATGATAGATTATTTACTTACACACATTGATGAAGATTTTATCAACGAGATACTATCGCACAAAAAAGATGATTTGGGTGATGGGACTATTGTTACACCAACTGGACGGGTTAACAGACGATCAAATATAACTTGGTTAGAACATCCAATCGGCGGCCCGGGGGGTAGTGGCACGGAAAGTATTACCCAACAAATTTTTAGAATGGTCGAGGATATCAATAAAGATCGATGGCAATGTGATATCGATACTATTGAACCGTTACAATATTCTGAGTATCCTGTAGGTGGTGAATATGGTTGGCATCAAGATATACTTGCCAAACCTTATTCTGACGGAAAAATACGAAAGGTGACATTTTCAATTCTTCTAAATGATGATTATACAGGTGGAGAATTTGACTTAGAAGTTTACGGGCCGGGACATGAACAGGATGGAAAACGATATATTACATTTGCTGCACAAGAGACAAAACAAAATGTTTTATTCTTTGAATCTAATATGTGGCATAGGGTAAGACCCGTTAAGTCTGGTGTTAGAAAATCATTAGTGGGTTGGAGTCTTGGGCCTGCATAATGATTATCTCAAAGAAGAATGAGGTATATCTGTCATTATCAGATTTACAACCTTCTGAGTCAAGAGAATTGTTTGAGTATTTTACATTTGAAGTACCAGGCGCTAGATTTATGCCTATGTACAAAAATCGTATATGGGATGGTAAAATACGATTATTTAGCCCGGGCACTGGTGAAATATATGTGGGGTTGTTGGAATATGTTAAAAGATATTGTGATAAACGCAATATTTCCTATATACTTGAGAAGGGGGTAGAAAATGGGAGGGATGTTTCTAGTGAAGTTGTTAGCGGATTCGTCAGATCGCTTAAACCCAAAAGTAAAGGAAAATCTCTCAAAATACGAGATTATCAAATTCAAGCTGTGCAACATGCCATTTCAAGAAATCGTTCTCTTATTGTTAGTCCTACTGCTTCTGGTAAATCCCTTGTAATATATTCCTTAGTACGATATTACCAAATGGCAGGAGAACAAATATTAATTCTCGTTCCTACAACGTCATTAGTTGAACAGATGTATACAGATTTTCAAGACTATGGGTGGTCGCCTGGTACATATTGTCAACGAATATATCAGGGCCATGACCGAAAAGTTATCAAGGATGTTGTGATATCTACATGGCAGTCTCTCTATAAAATGCCCAAAAAATATTTTGAACAATTTGGGTGTGTAATAGGTGATGAAGCACACCTTTTTAAAGCCAAGTCTCTTACTGGCATTATGACCAAACTGCATCTATGCAAGTACAGATTTGGATTTACAGGTACGCTAGATGGTACACAAACACACAAATTGGTATTAGAAGGTTTATTTGGCCCAGCTAAGAAAGTGACAACAACTAAACAGTTGATGGACAAAAAAACTCTTGCTAATCTGAAAATAAAATGTATAATATTAAAACATCCCAACATAAGAGAAAGGATGACTTATGCTGAAGAACTTGATTATTTGGTTTCAAGTGAGTCAAGAAATCATTTTATTTTGGAGCTGCTTCGTAATATTGATGGCAACACTTTATGTTTATTTCAGTTAGTAGAAAAACATGGTAAAATATTATATAATGATATGAAAGGCGACGAAAATGTATATTTCGTATATGGCGGCACAGATACAGATCAAAGAGAGAAAATTCGTGGACTTGTTGAGAAACATAAAAACTCAACAACTATTGCGAGCTACGGTACTTTTAGCACTGGTATTAATATTCGTAACATTAACAACATCGTGCTCGCAAGTCCAAGTAAGTCCAAGATTAGAGTTCTGCAATCCATCGGCCGTGGATTGCGGCGGAGCTCAATTAAAGATTCCATTTTAATATACGATATTGCAGATGATATTTCGTATGGGGAAAGACGTAACTTCACTCTCAATCATTTCACAGCACGGATAAATATCTATAACGAAGAACAATTCAATTATGAAATTAGTAGGACAAAACTCAAATGAACCAAGAAAGCCCATACAAAATAGTTAAGCTCGTTAATGGCGAGGATATTATCTGTATGATTGAAGATGACGGTGATACGAGTTATAAAATAATATGGCCTCTAAAAATGCAAGTTCTCCCTAAAATGACCAAAGACGGTGGTATTTTAGAATCCCTCAATTTAAGTACTTGGATACAATCATATACAGAAGAAAGAACATTTAATCTGCCTTTAACAAGTGTTATTATGATGGCCGAAGCTTCTCCCGGCCTTTCAAAATATTATGAATTTGTGTTAAGAAAACTTAAACAAAGTGAAGATACCCCACAAGCATCTGATACAATTTGGGATGCTGATTATCAAGAAGAGGAAGTTTATGATGAGCTCTTAGAAGAAGAAGAATCACCAAGTAAACTTATTCATTAATTGCTCTACATAGCCTATTATACAGAAAAAATATATTTTGTCAAGTCCCAAATGGGAATTGACATGCCCTCAAATAAATGGTATAGTTGTTTAACATTTAAGGAGTGATAATGGCTAAAAAAGGTAAAACTGTCCACTATGTTGATAATAAGAAATTTCTTCAAGCTATGATTGCTTGGAATGAGGAAGTGCAAATTGCAGAAGAAAAGGGCGAACCACCACCTCCCGTAACAAATTACATAGGTGAATGTTTTCTCAAGATAGCACAACATTTGTCCTACAGGCCCAATTTTATTAATTATACCTATAGGGAGGAGATGATATCAGATGGTATTGAAAATTGTTTACAATACGTTAAGAATTTCAATCCAGAGAAATCAAAGAACCCTTTCGCATATTTTACACAAATTATATACTATGCTTTTATTAGAAGAATTCAAAAAGAAAAAAAACAAACCCATGTTAAAAATAAAATAATTGAAAAAAATAATTATTCTGCTTATACCACAATGGAAGGAGATGATACTGCCTACCATGTAGAAGGGTTTGACCCTTTGGTAATGTTGCCAGAAGAAGATATTTACAAGCCTAAAAAATCTGAAAATGGAAACAAGAAAGGCCTAGAAAATTTTATGGAGTCTAAAGAAACGAAATATAAATTATGAAGATATCATTAATTTCTGACACACATTTCGGCGCTAGAAATGATAATCAAAATTTTAACGAATATTTCTACAAATTTTATGAAAATGTATTCTTCCCATATCTGATAGACAATAACATAACCACATGTGTGCATTTGGGTGATGTTGTTGATAGACGTAAATATATTAGTTATAAGATTGCTAATGATTTTAGAAACAGATTTATTGAACGATTTGGTGAACTTGGAATAGAGCTGCATATAATTGTTGGGAATCACGATACGTATTATAAGAATACTAGCGAAGTTAATTCTATGAATGAGCTTGTTAGTGATCATATGACATATACAAAGCCTCAAATTGTAGAGTTTGATGGTTGTCTTATTCAATTTATGCCGTGGATAAATTCTGGGAATTATGAGGAATCTATGACAGCATTGAAAAAATCTCGAGCCGAGATAGTTTTTGGCCATTTAGAAATTGCTGGTTTTGAAATGAATAAAGGATATAGGACAGATAGGGGGTATGATAGTAAATTGTTCCAAAGA